ATGGAAGGGGAAGAAGTTAAATTCGGTCGTTTACAGGCTGAATACGGGCCGATTGCTCGGATTCTCACCTATACTGCTGGATTTGAATACACCCGGGAAATGAAGGATTTCAATGATTCCTTCTCTATTGAACTTTTGAACCGTGCAATGGGCGAAGCCTACAACGCTTTACTGAACCACCTACACTTGTATCCGATAATTAGCTTCGACTACGCCAACAAATCTAGCAACCAAACTGCCTTCCAAGGCGACCAGAGCGAAGACCTGTGGGTAAGATTTTACAAGACCCTGAACAAAGCTTTGTCTGATGCTAGAATTGCGAAGAGACCTGGCACTGTATTGCTAGCATCCAGCTGTGATAGGGACAACATTGAAATGGCCTTGAAGGGTGGATATCAGATTAACGGCACCACTTATCCCGCTGTATCCGGCATTGAATCCGTGATTTACTACGATGGATGGACTGTTCAGGTAGGCCGAAGAACTTTTGAATATCCCGGCGTAACCCCTGGTAAGGCATATCTTATCCGGCCTAAACGCGGATTCAAAGAATTGGTCAAACAGGACCTCCGAATTGAAGCAACCGCTGGTGACTTATCCAGACTTGTCGAAAGCCAAATCATCGGGTACGCTTATCGGGGTGTATATGCAGCAGTAGAAGAAAACGTACAAGAAATTAGCTTAGGCACTGCAACTACATAAGGTGGTGAGGTAAATGGCACGTTGTATTGACTGCGCCCGGTTTCCGTGGATTCCGGGCGCTGATTATTCTATGCTACCGCCAATGAAATGCGCTAAGGAGTTAGAGGCCCGGCGGTGGACTAAAGAGAGCGCAAATATTGAGCACAACTGCCCGTATTATGAAGGGCCTAAGGCGGTGAAAGAGAATGACGCCGATGCCGGAACTCAGGACAAAGTTGAGGAAGTTGCTAGACGAAAGAATCCCAGCAGGCGGAAGTGATTCAGATACCCGCTTTTCGGATGCGGATATAGATGAACTGCTGAGCGAAGCTGCGAACATCTATGAAGCAGCCGCCGCGGGGTGGACGCTTAAAGCCACAATGTTTCAACGTGAAGCTGGACAAATTCAAAGCTATTCCGTAGGGCAAGAACGTTACGATATGCGGCAGTTGCAGGATATGGTGAACTACGCTTTGAAGATGGCAGAAACGTACAGCCGCATGGCCTCCAGCAGCATGGGCAGCGTAATACTCAAATTCAAACCGCCGGAGGTGTTGTGATATGGACTTGGCTGCACTCCGGCGGCAACATATTAGTTGGGCTATTCAGCAGAACCCAACGACAATTATAATTCACCGCACAGAGAAAGTGGATCAAGGCGGATATTTTGAAGAAATTGAAAGTAAACACGGTCCTTATACAGTTCGCATTTTCCAACAAGGAAGGCAGATGCCATTAGAAGTTTCTAATCTTGCAGGGACAAAGCAAACGGATCGCGGTTGGGGGTTGTTGGCTGACCATGAAGCAGAGATAAAAGCTGGCACAAAGGCGCTTGATGAATTCGAAGTTGATGGTTTGGGTAAGTTCCAAGTGCTGGCAGTATACCCGCAAATAATACAAGGGCAGGTAGTCGGTTATCAAGCTGATTTGGAAAAGGTGAGTTAAATGAAGATCCCAGAAGAGGTTAAAGTCGGTCCTTTCGCCTACAAAGTTAGGCTAGTGGATATTGTTAACCGGGAACGACCAGAGCTAATAGGTGAAGTAAGCCACGATACCAATAAAGAAATTCGTCTCCAAAAGGCTTTAGACCAGGACAAGCTGGAGTCTGTTTTTATTCATGAACTATTGCACTGTATGGATGTTTTTATGCACCTTGGCCTCACTGAAGAGCAGGTAGAAAGGTTAGAGGGGGCTGTTTACATGGTGCTGAAGCAGAATAATCTCCTGCGAGAGGATTGATTACAATGGCATTAGGTGACCAAACAAGAGAGTATCTTGAAAAGAAAAAAGCAGGGTTGAATGGTCTACTGCAAGACTGGGCAGGACGGCTTGAGGGATACGCAAAAGAAAAGGCACCATGGAAGGACAGGACAAGTCATGCAAGACAGAGTATACATGGCGGTGTGGATGTAGATGATGGAAAATTTGTTTTATATCTCTCACATGGTGTGGAGTATGGGCGATATTTGGAAGAAGGAACAGGAAAATATGGACCAAAAGGCAAGCCTTACACGATAGAACCCGTGAACAAGAAAGCATTATACTGGGAAGGCGCTAAACATCCTGTTAAAAAAGTTACACATCCTGGTATGAAGCCTAGATCAATAATAAGACCGACAGTTGACGAACATTATACAAAAATACGGCAGGCAATAATCGACTACTGGAGAGATTAAAATGAGAGAGGCGATAAGGCAACTGTTAATTAGCGATATACCAGACATTCAGGGCCGGGTATACGAGCCGCATGTAGCAGGACCGAATTCCCGAAAGCCATATATAGTCCTTCGAGAAGGAGTTCAAGACTTGGAAGCTGACTGGGCAGCGTTCTCAACCATTGTTGAGGTATGGCCATACAACGCGCGGACCTCCTTCCAACAGGTGGACCGCCTGGCCAATGCTATCATTAATACCCTGCACCGGGCAAGGTTCTCCCATGCCGGCGAGGAATACCTGGTTGACTACTTAGGCAGTGTCGGGCAGGACTATGTGGATGAAGAATGGGACGCCATCACCCGGGGCCTGCGCTTCAGAGTATTCGCTTTGGGCTGGCTGAACGGTCTTACCTATGACCCAGATCCGGTAAAGGCACTTCAAAACTGGACTAAAGCAACATGGCCTGAAGCACATACCGACCCAGGTGCATGGGCACCTGCTGACATGGCACCGGGGATCTACTGGCGAATGGTACGATTGATACCGACGGAAGTCACAGCTGCAGTAAACTGGATGGAAGCACAGATAAACGGGCATATTTTAACTCCCAGCGCAGCGGTTAGGCTTAACTGGGTGCGAAAGGTGACCGAAGGGATTGCAAAACAACGCGTGCTTAAGATGGATGATGGCGGCCCGTTGGAGTTACGGCGAGTGGCGGCCGACAGTGAGGCAGATCCGATGCGGCGGGGGCAGATACAACTAACTGCCAGGTTTGGTATACTGCAGCCAATAGCACAACATGAAATGTTGAAGAAAGCTGTCGCAAGCGGTGATATCGATATGGAGGTGGAATAGCTTGAGTAAGAAAAAGGAACCGGATAAAATGATTAGGACGATAACGGTTCAACAGACGGAAGCACGTTACAACCGCAGTGAGCTAATCGCAGCGGCTTCTTCTTTTGGCGTGAAGCCGGAAGTCATAGCCGGCGCTTTGAAGCTGGCTGGCAAGGATACAATGACTAAGGCAGAGGCCGAAAAAGCAATCAAAGACTTTTTGGAAAGGAAGGTGTAGCGTAAAATGGCTGGTTCTATTTATCAAGTGGGCGAACAAAAAATAAGGCCTGGCGTATACGTCCGGGTGACCAACATCGGCGAACCACCGGAAGCTATCGTTCCCCAGGGGATTGTAGCTGCTTTGTTCCGGGCTTCTTGGGGGCCGCTCGGAGAGGTGACGTACCTTGAAAGCGCCGATGCCGTAACATCTATTTTCGGTAGCGAGGGCAGAACGGATGCAGCAATCGAGGCTTTCCGCGGAGGCTGCCGGCGAGTGGTGGCATACCGTCTTGGCAGCGATGGGCAAAAGGCCGCCGTGACCTTGCAGGACAGTGAGGAGGTCAACGTTGTCACCATCACTGCAAAACATGAAGGCGCTCGCGGCAATAACTTCTCTGTGAGTGTGCGAGATTCGCTGGCGGACAATACCAAGCGGGAACTACTGCTTTACGAAGGAGCAACCCTGCGGCAGACAATCACTTTTGCTAAAGGTAGTGGTGAACCTCAAGCATTGGTTGATGCAGTTGTAGCATCCAACAGCCCCTATATTACCGCTGTCAAGTCGGAAGACGGTAGTGGTGTGCTGGCAACAGTAACTCAGCAACCGTTAACCGGCGGTGAAAATCCGATAGTGAACGGTGAAAGTTACAGTGCTGGCCTATCTGCAATTGAGGCCATTGACTGGAACGTACTGGCGGTGGATACCGAGGATACAGCAACCCATGCCGTCGTGCAAACATACATTGACCGGGTGCGGAATGAAGGTAAGCGTGTGTTGGGCGTTGTCGGAGAACTGATCGGCGGACCGACCGGCGTTCCCCTTGCGACGAGGTTAGCCCATGCTAGAGCTTTCAATGACCCGGCAATTATCTATGTGGCCAATGGCTTCAAAGGTGCAGATGGTGTAGCTAGGGAAGGATATAAAGCAGCAGCAAGAGTGGCCGGCATGACCGCGGCGGCCCAGATTACCGAATCATTGACCCACTATGTGGTAAGAGGGGCAACTGAACTTGTCGGGGCATTAACCAATGCTGAAATTGAACAGGCTATTCAATCTGGTGCACTGATATTCACCATGTCCGCCCAAAAACAAATCCACATCGAGTACGGCATCAACACCTTTATTACCGTAACGGCTGATATGGACGCTGGCTGGAAGAAAATCCGCCGGGTAAGAACTCGGGACAACTTGATGGACAGGATTGCAGCCACATGGGACCCGCTCATCGGGAAGATTAACAACAGCCCGGATGGCAGAGCAACGTTGATTGCTGCCGCGCAAGGCATTATCAACCGGATGATTGCCGAAGGCGCCTTGTTGCAGGGTTCTATCTTTGAAGACCCGAACAACCCGCCGGCGGGAGACTCAGCCTGGTTCGTGGTGCAAGTGGATGACCTTGACAGCGCTGAGAAAGTCTACATTAACTTCCAGTTCCGGTTTGCTCCGCCGGCTGAAAATCAATAATGGAGGTGTTGTAAATGGCAGATGGACGCTATATTTTTCGGTCATGCGTACCTGACGGTGCTATTGACATTGCAAACGTTACTTCGGGGGACATTATTAACCGTTCATGGTCATTTCGGGTAAACGAACCACCTGAACTGCAGGAACTGCTGGACAGCGGTACCTTTGACCCCAGAAACATCCTCCGGGGATACAACGGGGAACTGTATGACGGTGACGGCAATTTCCTAGCCGAAGTCAACCAGTGGCAGGCTCAGGTAAACTATACAAATACCGACTATCAGCCAGCAGGAAGTAAGTTGACCTGGGCGGTGCCGCAAAGCTATACGGTGACTTTGACCTTCACCGAGACCGTAATCCGCGATGCCCGGTTGCTGAAGAAAGTTATTGCAGGCCTGAATAACAATGCTCCTGATGCAGTGTTAAACTTCATGGGTGTACTCCGGGCACCCGCTCAATAATGGAGGGATAACATGAACGAAGAGAAAAAAGAAATGCTTTTAGGCAATGAATATGTGATACTCCGGGATGTTGGTGGCGTTCTGGAGGCGATGGAAACAATTATTGAATACAGACTCTTTGAGGTTATCAGGGACGGTAAAAAACTGTTTTCCTTCCGGGTTCGCGGGCTTGATGACAG